CAGGAATTTTACCAGCAGTTAAAATGCTGTCTAATTCATCGCGAGTTGCGCCATTCTTCACAAGGCGAGTAACCGTTTCTCTAAAGGGTTTGAAACCTTTAAGAACTGTTGCGGCTTGCTCTTGCAATAATGCTCTATCTGTTGCGTTTATTTTCATTTTGTGTCCAATCTGTTTACTTGTTTTTACAAGTCACACAATCGGTTGTGTGAATTGCCTTGAATCTTCACAGCGTAAAAACTCAAATCAATCCACACTCACAAACACGAATAATTTTCAAAGAACGTGCTGGCATTGTCGCGGCCAACACAAGGAACCTATCATTGATTGCTATCAAGTCAACTAGATTCGTGTGAATAAGGGATTGAACAAGGTGAAAGGATTGCAGCAAATGGCCTTTAGTGGCGCGAGGTTGCGTTGTACGGCGTTTTGATTGTGTGAGTAAGTCAAGGCAATGGTGGCAAGGTTTGGGCGCGCACAGAGTGAATCAGAGTGTGGTTTGTGGTAAGTGAATGATAGCGAGAACGGGTGGTGGAATTGGTGATACTTCCCCCTATTTTTTCTCTTTGCTTTCAAAACAAAATTAAGTGCTCGCGAGCACTTGTTGAACTGGTTTGGCATGGGCAATGCTCGCGCGGGAATCGATTGTCGCGCGTTCACTATGGCGCGCGCGTTACGCGCGTTTACCACCCCCGACCCCACCACCCCCATCGATCCATAGTAGTATATATACCCCCTCTAAAAAACTGGACGTATTTTCAACTTATGCTATCTTGCCCGTATGGCGGAGATTTCAATCAAGAAGAATCTAACGGGGGAAACGCTTGAGATGTTTCTAGATAAGCTGAGCCGGGGCATGAGTTTGACTGCGGCGTGTGGGGCTTGTGGGATTAGCCCTAGTCGGGTTGATAAGCTTAGGAAGGATAAGCCCAAGTTGAATGCGCAGATGTTGGCTGCACAGGCGATGGCTGAGGAAGCGTTGATAAACAAGATTATGGAGAGCCGTGATGGAAAGTTAGCATTGGCTTTCCTACAGTCACGGTTCCCGCACTGGAGTCCGAAGACAACTAAAAGTGATAATCGATCCGCGACGAGCACTATCTCACCGGAGTTGCTCTCGCAGTTGTCTTCGATTCCGGAGCGGATAAAGCATCGGAACTAGGTGGCTGAGAAGAAGAAACTAATTCTGCTGCCTAAGCAGCCTAAGATCAAGAGGACTGGCCCTAAGCCCAAGTCGGGCAAGCGCGATGTGATGTTGCCGCGCAAGTCGATCAAGACAGCACCAGCCCCTTCGCTTGTGCTGTCACCCTCAGAGAAGAAGTCGCAGAGGGCATTGGAGAGGTTGGCTAAGGATAGGGGTGCCTTGGAGGAAGCGAGTCAGTTGGAGAACTTCCCCAAGATGTTTTTGGGGATGGACGCTTACGATTGGCAGAAGAGGGTGTTGGAGCAGTTGAACGAGAAGGAATGCCAAGTTGCATTGAAGGCGGCTAATGGTAGTGGTAAGACGAGTATAGTTGCGGCCAGTGCAATTCTTTGGCACATGGTTCGGTTCCCCGAGAGTTTGGTTGTAACGACTGCTGGTGTGTGGCGGCAGGTTGAGGGTCAGCTTTGGCCTACGTTAAAGAAGTATATTAGTGGGTTGGGGCAGGGCTGGAGAGCGACCAGCAACGAGTTGCATTATCAGAATGGAAGCAGGGCGATTGGGTTTAGCACGAATGATGCTGGAAAGTTTGAGGGTTGGCATAGGCAAGGGCCGACAGAGAATTTGCTGATGATAGTGGATGAGGCCAAGACAGTTCCCGATTCCATCTTCACAGCCATAGCTAGATGTCAGCCGAGCAGACTGCTGGTGATGAGTAGTCCGGGGGCGTCTGCCGGATCGTTCTATGAGGCGTTCACCAAGCAGAGGAAGTTTTGGGATTGCCACACTGTAACGGCTTATGACTGTCCGCACTTGGAGAAGGGTTGGATTGAAGAACAGATTGAGATGTACGGTGAGAACAGTCCGTTGATCCGTTCCATGATTCATGGGGAGTTTGTGGATGACAGTGGGGAAGGATTAATTCTTAACCTCAAAAGCCTTGAGGAATGTTTGCAGAACCCGCCCGAGTTACAGATGGGAATGCGGGTTGCGTTTATTGACTTTGCCGCTGGCGGCGACGAGTGTGTCTTTGCGTACAGGAATGGGAACAAGGTGATGGAGATGGTCACTTGGCGTGAACGGAATACGAACACGACGATTGGTAAGATCATAAACCTTATTAAGAAAAACAACCTGTCGCAGGATGAAGTGTATGCTGATGAAGGTGGAATGGGGTTACCGTTGTGTGATGCGTTGATGGATGCGGGGTACGACATCCATCGTGTCAACTTCGGTGCTCGCCCCTTCGATGATCGGTATGCCAATAGAAGTGCGGAGATGTGGCACACCGCAGCGAGGGTGGTGGAGAAGAGGGAGATACTTTTACCCGATGACGCTACCCTGCATCAGCAGATGGTGACGAGGCGTTCGGAAGTAAGTCGAACAGGGAAGCTTGGGGTGGAGTCCAAGGATAAGATGAAATCACGGGGATTGGATAGTCCCGACAGGGCCGATGCGGTCATGGGTTGCATCTCGTGTGGAGGCGGTATAGGTGGCAGTTGGGAGAGATTCAACTCCATTACCCGTCCTACAATGGAAGAGTTGATGCGGGATGCGCAGGAAAGTTTTGAAGAAGATTCCTTGCCAAATGGTATGTTTGTAGGGTATTAGAGGAAAAGTGTTGACATTGAGACGGTCTAGTATAAGGCCAGTCCCTCCAAGAGACAGGGTGTGTTATGTGTGTAAGGAGATTAGTGGGGTTGTCGCGGAGGATGTGGCTGTTGGGGGATACATCTGTGATGGGTGTATTAATGATGCGCTGAAGTCAGAGATGATAATCATGTCGACATGGAGAGGGATGAAGGTGAGACACCCTACGCCGGACGAGTTTAATGAATGGGACAATCACTAATGGCTAAGGAAAAGAAATCCAAGGAACAGATGCCCGATAAGAATGGTCATCTAAAGCCCACCAAGGAAGATTTAAAAGTGGGTAAAGCTGCCCCTCGCGGCAGGAATCGTGGAAGGAACAGATAATGCCCCTCAAAAGCCAAGCCCAAAGGAAATGGATGCACGCTAATAAACCTAAGATGGCTAAGAAGTGGGAGAGTGAGACTCCAAAGAAGAAGTTACCAAAGAAAACAAAAACAACTAAAACTAAATAATACTATGGCAGCTAAAAAACAGGGTTACAAATCACGACAAGACGAATCACTCGGCGCAAGAGGCGGAGCACGGAAGAGTCTCAAGCGGAAAGTTTCAGCAGCCGGACGGCGCAAGATGGGCTCGGGGCCACGCAAAGCTGCTGGAGGTCGTAAGTATGGGATATAGTAAATGAGCGAGAGTATCTACGATCTTGTTATTGATGACATCAAGAGTCGCGCTCAATGGGAGACGCGACAGGGTGTGTGGTATCAGATGCGCAATGATGGGCTGCGTCGAAAGAGTAAGCCTTGGCCCAACGCATCTGACCTTCACTTCCCTCTCATAGATACCACCATCAATAAGCTCAAGCCAGCCTTCTTCCAACAGGCGATGGGGCTGGATGTGTTGGCTACCTTTGTGCCAATGCGAAGTCAGTTGGCAGGATTCACCACAGCAGCCGAACATTGGTTCAGCTATAAGATGCATGAGAAGACCAACTACGCCACTGAGGTGATGAGTTGGATTGACCATATGTTGGTGACGGGCCATAGCGTGATGAAGACCTATTGGAACCCCGAGACGAAACAGGTTGAGTTTCAAGCCGTAGACCCGATGTATATCATTGTCCCACCTTGGTCGAAGGAGATTAAGACAGCGGATCGGATCACGCAGGTAATGCCGATGAGCTTGGAAACCTACAAGCGGGCAGGGCTTTATGATACCAGCAAGAGTACGATTGACAGGATTCAAAGCGGAAAGATCGAGGACTCGGGTATTATTGATAATTTAAAGTATGATAAGGAAATACGCGAGGGGATCACTCACTCGATAGATAAGGATCAAGTGATTGTTTGGGAGGTTTATTCCCATGACGAGGACGGCAAGTGGGTCATGGAATGTTTCTCTCCCCAAGCCCCCGACATCCCGTTGCGGGATACAATGGAGGTTCCTTTCGATCACGATAATCCTCCGTTTGTCTCGTGCAAATATGAGGTCACGGACGGCGGTTGGTTCTCGCCCCGTGGTGTGTGCGAGATTCTTGCACCATTTGAAGCGTCCCTCACGAAAGTGTGGAATGAGAAGATGGATGCTTCTACTTTATTTAACAAGCCACTGTTCAAGGCCGAGCGCGATCTCCCGAACAGTGTGAACTTGAGGTTGAATCCGGGACAGATTCTACCGTTTGGGATCGCGCCCGTCCAAATGCCGAACACTCCTATGGACTTCGACAAGGACATGATGCAGACGCAATCTATTGCCGAACAGCGAGTCACCGTTCCCGACTATGGAATCATGGCGGACAGGGATCGCCGGACTGCTACAGAGATCGAATCAGTTAACGCTCAGTCGCAGCAAAATATGGACTTGCGTCTGCGTCTCTTCCGTCAAGCCTTGGGGGATTTGTTCCGTCAAGCGTTCAGTATATTGCTTCAGTTCGATAAGAAAAGTCTTCAGTACAGATTTCTTGAAGATAGTCTCACTGTTGACCCAAAAGCCCTCCATGACGAGTACCAACTGGAGCCTCGTGGCGGGATGGATATGGTTAGTAAAGCGATGCTTTTGAACAAGGCAGTCCAGCGCAAGCAGTTGTTTATGAACAGCCCGTGGATAAACCAAGTTGAATTAGATAAGAGTATCCTTGAACTTGAAGACCCCTCCCTTATTCCTAGACTGGTTCAAGACCCGAACCAAAAGGAGGGTGATGAGGTTACAGACGAGAAGAAGATTCTTCCTGCACTGCTTGTCGGTGAACAGATACCCGTACAGCAGGGACAGGATTACAGGGTTAGGATTGGGGTCATCATGCAGTTCCTTGAGAAGTCGTCGCAGGGTGGGATGCAGTTCAGCCCGCAAGCGCAACAGGCGATTAGCGGCAGACTGGGTGAACTCCTCAATGCCTTTGAAACGGTGGACACAAACAACGCGAGATCATTGCGAAAAGATGTTGAGGAGTACCTTGTCCAGCTTGGCTTTATGCCCTCAAAGGAGGAGCAGAAGGCTATGGAGATGCAAGCGATTAGCGGGGAGATGCCAGCTCCGGAGGCTCAAATGGTTGAGCAGACTGAAGCGGTTGTGCAGCAGGGAGATTATTAATGAGTAGGTTAATTAGGTTTATTCGTATTGCTTGGAAGATGTCAAAGCAGATTCCTTGGATTGGTGAACCCGAGTGGAAAACCTCAGAATCGAATGCCCTGCGCAAGTTTCTCGTCACAGTAGAAGGGAAAAGGTTCCGTATGATACTGTTGAATATGGTTCTCAAGCAGAATCAACAGGCGGTGTCCAGTAATAAAGAGCTTGAATTTAATGCAG